ACCCTGAATTAGTAATCGCACTCTTCTACCAAGAAGAAACTGGCTGGGGTGGTAATGCAGTTATGATGAATGGCAAGGTTGTTGATGAGAATCAGTATGATTCCTTATGCCAAGAGTGTGATGAAAAAGACTGTATGGAATACTGTGATAATGATTGCGGAGAAATCTGTTCAGCCTGTGGCTGGCTAGGAGAGGCAGACCTTGAAGCCGTAGCCCTTTGTGATAACCATAAAGGATACCTTGATGCTGAGCACATGCCTGAATACCGCTTAGTTGACAAATCATAGCAAAAATGAGATAATTGATTATAACCCAAACCCAAGGAGAAAAATGAACGGAATAGTAATTGAAGGCCTAGAACTAATAGGCAATTTTGGAGTAGACTCAGGTCAAGCAATGGTAGGAGACCCCTGCTATCTTGATCAATGGAAAACAAATGAAGGCGAGGAGTGGAACCTAGAGGGCAAGGTAGGAGAGTATTCCTACCAAGGCGCTAGTGCTACCACAATTGCTAATGACGTTGGTGTATTAGGTCACGGCACCGCTGTAGTATTTAATACAGGCTACGGGGACGGTATCTATCCTGTCTATGCTCAGTTCGATGAGGACGGACGAGTATCAAAGATTGTTATTGATTTTATTGGAGATGAGGAATAATATGGGAGCAAGAATTAACTACGTATTCCAAGACAGCGAGCAGGGCCCTAGAGTAGTACTCTATAGTCACTGGGGCGAGACTGAATGGCAGCGGGACCTGGCAATGGCGCTGCAGCATTCAAAACCTAGATGGTTTGATTCATCATATGGAACTAGGATGATCATTAGTTATCTTATGCAAGACGCTATCCTTGATGAAACAGGGTTTGGCATCTATGCAATTGATAACGATGGCCTGGACCTAGGAGAAACAACGGTCCTGGTAGACTTCATTACTAAGACTGTCACTGACAATGTCTCTGTACCTTTTGATAAATTTGTGGATGCATATCTACCAAGTTTAGTTGAGCAAATCTAGGTATTGGGTCACCTAGATTATAGGGTGGAGGGGGCAAGCGTGGGGCTTGCTCTTTCCCCCACTTTTTGATACAATGGATACAAGGGAGAACTATGCGTATAAGCAGACGAGTAACAGAGGAAGAAAAGGTTGCCAATAAAATGGGTAACATTATTTCTGACCTGCGAGTGGATTTGGAATTGGTCGGGGAATACTTAGCAAAATCTCAACCTTATGTAGTGTATAATCGTTTACAGACAATAGCAGAGTCAGCCAAAGAAACTAAGGAAGGAACAAATTATGCCAACAACGGACTTTGATAGCAAGGCTTTAATCTTGGGACAACTTTGGATTAACTTTAAAGATGACGACGAGTGGACAGATTTTTTTGAATACAACGACTTAGGTTTGCCACTTGCTTTCGCATTTGCTGAGGGGATCATTAACCAGACTCCAACACTAGAGCAATATATAAACGAAACCTGGTTGTTATTCCTTGAAGGTTTGGACATTGAGGACCTTGGCTACGCAAGACTGGAAGATATTTTTGTAGACGAGTAGCGTGACCCGAAAGGGCACGTGCCATACTTTTATCAGATTGTCAAACCACCAAACCTTATATCCAGACATTACGATCCAAACCAAAATATCCCCAAACCAAGACATTACGAACCTCCAAATCTTTCCCCCTGCTGAACTTATACCATAGTTTGTAAGGTTTGTCAAACCTTTTATATGGTGTTATAATAAATATATGAGTCCTAAACATCACTTTGCTGAGTATGCTAAAAGAGATCCAAAAGGATATCAAACCTTCTCTGACAACATGTGGAATACCTTTGTAGGTATTACTCATACTATAGGTTTGTCTAACTTCTTTTCATTTACCCCCGATTTTTACAGGGCCCCCAAAACTGAGCAGGCCACAGGCCGCTTCGCCGAAGGCGAAATCCCAGGGGATCAAGACCAAACCCTATAACAAATAACCCCTATATAATAACAAACCTTTTCTCCTGGTTTTCTATAAATAACATATAAGTTTATTTAAATAACATTACGATTATCGACAATTTCTCCCTGGTTTCGGGAGATTTTTTTATAGGGTTTTAAGGTTTGAAAAGACTTGACAAACCATTATATCTGTGATATCATCCGCTTTGAGGGATATGAGGTTTGAGGTTTGACAATATGAAGGTTTTGTGATAGGGCCCCGCTCTCCAAAGAAAGATTACGAACGCCTCTCTGAAAGCGCTCTATACTCCACTATGCTCCACATCGCTCCACTTCTAGAGTGTCTAATAATATTATCAGTAAGATTAATCTGTGGATAAACCTGTGGATAACTCTGTCAAAAACCATGATATCATCACCCTATGGACATAGGATTACTATACATTTACTGGATTTACGCTATGATCGGACTCTCTGGCATAATGGTTTTGATGGCCATCTACGAATCATTTAAAGATTAATCTGTGGATAACTTATGATATACTTACAATATGGAAAACGAACACGAACAGAGTAACATCAAATGTACACAGTGTTTCTACCTTTTGTACATTGATCCAGATAAGCCTGATAGCCCATACTACTGTGCAACCTGTGGCTAAGTCTTAGACTTATTCTAAAAACCACGGTATATAAACATTACGATACATCGGATATTTCCCCATATCCAGCATATGCTCCTATAGGGGTTTATATCTTATACTAGGGATTATGATGCTCTCTTGACTTCCCCCGCCAAAATCGATATACTTGGTATATGGAAAAGAAAATAGGAAAATACTGGTTTGCATGGGGTCGTAAGTCTGGGTTTGGGATTGGCTTCAATATTGATAAATATCATTGGGATATTGACCTTGGCTTCTGGTATATTGGTCAGGAGTTCTAATGATTAATATGGAAATACCTGATCCATTCACACAGTTTCGCATAGACAAATACAATCGCACAAAAGGATTACGATATGACTTCTTTTCTGGCGAATGGGACATGGAGTGTGCAGCCTGTGGAGAACCACTAAGTGCACCAAACAAAAAGACAATGACCAAGATACGCTTATACCATACAAGAAACGAGTGCCTGAATGGATACTGAGAAAACCTTCGACCAAGAGTTTAGTGTTGAAGACATTACGAACGCCATAGTTGATAAGGCTAAGGCTGAGGTTAAGGCTCGCTATGGAAACAAAAAGCGACATAGACAATAAGATATATCCCAACTGTGGTACATATGCTGGCTATCGAAAACACCATAACCATAAGACTAAACCATGTGTTGAGTGTTTGTCTGCATCAAGTGTCTACAACAGATTACGATATCAGAAAAATAATCGTGCTCATGTGACAGCCAAGTATCGTGCTTCAAACCTTGATAAGGTAAGAGAACGAGAACGATCCAAGAATAGACGACGCAGAGCAAAGATTACGAACGACTATAATGAACTCCAGGTTATCGCTACCTATGGGGCTAATTGCTACTTATGTGGATTAGGCATTGACTTTATGGCTCCCCGAAAATGTGGGATTGAAGGTTGGGAGCAAGGCTTGCATATTGATCATCTTGTTCCTATTGCAAGGGGTGGCTCAGATACATTAGACAATGTAAGACCCGCCCACGCTTTATGTAATTTAAGGAAATGGGCAAATCAGGAATAGCAACCAATAGTGCCCGTCTAGGGCATAGAAAGGTTTCTAACCTCTACTTTGCGCCGAACTTTAAAGCAATAAAAATCCGCTATAATGAAGGTCTCGACGAAAGAAGAAGCAATGCCACCAATAAAAATGCGCTCAGAAATTTTTGAGACAGGAAACCAAAGGATCAAATCTGCTAGAATAGTCATTAAGGCTAAGCCTGCGACAATTTTTGAACTGCTTTCCAATCCATATAGGCATTCTGAAATTGACGGAACTCAAACAGTTAAATCTAATCTCAAAGGCCCAGAGCGACTTAAACTTGGTGCTAAGTTCAAGATGGCAATGCACCTGGGTATTCATTATCGAATAACAAACAAAGTTGTTGAATTTGAAGAAAATAAACTAATTGCTTGGAGCCATTTTGCTGGATGGCGTTGGAGACATGAATTAAGAGACATAGGCAATGGCTCAACAGAAGTCACAGAAACATTTGACGGCACTCATTCTAGATGGTTTGGACAGTTATGGCTTAGATTTCGCAAGGCATATCCGTTGACGCAACTGATTGTTGCAAAGTCATTAGTTAGATTAAAAGAAGTTTCAGAAAATTAAATCTACCTATAGTTCTATGCTTTTAGGGTATAATTAGATCATGACTGGACTAACATGCTCTATATGTGGACAACCAAACGCAACGCAGGTTACTACTCACGGAACATACTGTGTCTCATGCTACACAAAATATAATAGGAGCAAAAATGCTTGATGTCTTATGCTTTAACTGCGGGGGAATGTTCCAAGTACCTTATGGAACCAAAGAGATTACAAAGCAGTGCCCTAAGTGTGATAAGTCATGATATATAAAAATTTAAATCTTGAATACTCTATAGTTACATTCCCTAGGGTTGGATCGTATTATCTGCAAGACAGAATACTTCAGCACACTGGAGTATATGTAAAAAAGTATCACAATATTAAGAATAACAAAATGATAACAATAGCAAGAGACCCAGCAGACTCCCTTGCATCAAAGTTGGCCATGAGTGTATTTTATGATAAGAGTGATGAAATCATACAAGATATTAGAAATAATAAGATAACAAAAGATGTAGAAGAATATTTTGATGGTGCAAAGAATGTGTACCCCTCTAAAGATTTTTATGCCATTGTAGATTACAGAGACCTAATGGAGCACCCTCTTGAAACCACTATGGCACTGGCAGACATTATGAATCTCACTATAACAGCCAAAGAATATAAAGAAAATTCTATAAAAGAAAAGCCAGAGATTAGCCATCTTGTGTCTAGCAAGAAGGTAGATGAATACAAAGAGATAAAAGATTATGTGGAAAAATTAGATTTATCTTTATTGTATAATTTTTATAACAAAGCAATTGCTCATTCTATAAAAATAGTGTAAATATATATCATGATAGATCTCTTATAGCCTTATTGATCATGCGGATCAAACCTTTTCGAGTTATCTTCGACGCATCAAATGTCTCCGTATATCCTCCTTGTGGCATATCTGCCTTATCTAGGAAATGTCCATGCTTGGCAGTAAGTGTATTTACTACTAAGGATTCTATGGCCCTTGCCTTATCCCGTTCGGAAAACCACCAATATTTAATTAATATCCATCCCTTTTGTCTATGGCTTGCAAACCTTCTACCAGACACATCAGATATGCCTATCTTGATAGCACGATGTACAGGGCTATAGAGTATATACAGTAGTGTCATTATGCTATTATACTTCAAATCTGCTAATAGTGTATAATGGTTGTATGGCCTATATAGTTAATGGAATACCAGTTGGAAATGATCCACCGAGCATAGAGAGAAACGACTCCTACATGGAATTTTTTCATAGGATTGGCAATTCTGCTGACAATATTAAAGTTATCCCAAATTTTTTAACACAAGAAGAAATTGAATACCTAATGTCTAATATAGATAGCAGACCATCAATTAGTTTTGTATCTCAAAAAGATCACGATGGCAACCCTTTAACGTATATGCATCAATACAATGGAGTAAACGATATCAGCAACATAATAGAAAGATGCAGAGAGCAAATCTCTACATCTTACGGCATTGAAAAAGAAAAGGTCAAAGCAAAAGAACAACACCTTAGCGTTGTTAAATGGACCCCAGGAACATATCTAAAATTACATGTCGACGACCTAGGTTATGTCACAGATAACCATTTACCAGTATTAATCTATTTAAATGATGCATACACTGGTGGAGAGATTAGTTTTGAACTTCACAACATGTCTATTAAGCCTAATATTGGAGACTTTATCGTCTTCCCAGGAAATTTGCACTACCCTCATGAGGTCAAAGAAGTCTTGTCTGGAACTAGGTATACACTCCCAATTTGGTTTACGATAGTTTAAGATGACAGAGAATATTAAAAAAAGAACTCTTTTAGATGGTTCTGAAGTAAATGACTATGATTATCCTATCGACTTAATCTTGCATACAAAAGCGCCAGGTAAATGGAAACTGATTGATCTTGAAACTGGACAAGAGTATCTTGGATCAGAGATATCTCACGAGACTTTTGGAGAACTTCTTAGAAGCAAGGTAGCACAATCCAAGATAGGGTCTTGGTTTAAAACAAAAGGAAGAGTAATAAAAAATGGATAACACGAACAAGCCTATAACATTCCATTGGATGTGGAGAAGACATTGGCAGATCAATGACAGTATTGAGAATTTAGACCTAAACGGAATCCTGGGAATGGCTAAAGAACTTGATGGCGCTAATGTCAAGTCTGTTCTTCTTCCCTATGGTCCAGGTGGTATTGATTTTTCTTTAGTTATTCAAGAAGCATTGCAAAAAACAGATCAACTAATTATGACAATTGCTTTACCAGCGTATGGTACAAGCCCTGACTATGCTGCCAAGATTTGTGAAACACTAAATCGTTTTGCTCCTGGAAGAATTGGCGTAAACCTTGTTGCTGGAAGATGGGGAGATGAAGGGAATGGCCCTTCAGAAAAGTTGGTCCTAGACCATTACATGCATGACTCATCTCTAATCGACACTCTTGAAAAAAGAGTAGCAATATCCGCAGTCTGGATGGAAAAGATTAATGCTTTAATGAAATTTCATCAGTACAAAACACATATGGCAGTTGTTGGCTCTTCAGATACGACAATTGATATAGCAAACAAGTATTGCGAATATATATATGTTGATGATAATTTACTGTTTAGAGATCAGTTTAAAAAGATTGACTTAGATAAGGTAAAGCCAATAGTTATTATTGACCCACTTATTACGACTCATCCAGACGACGAAAAGTATGTTAGGTATGACAAAAATGCACCAGTTAGAAAACAAAATCATTTAGTAAAAGGAAAATTAGTTGATGTTGTTGCACAAATAAGAAATCTATCTCAGCAGTTTGGCGTTTATGATTTTATGATTCATACTGATCAAGAAGATATTAGCAAGTTGCTAGATATGGTAAAAAACTTTAATGACATTGTCGTTCCTGAAGGAAATGTCATTGGGTACTCTGACCTAACAGTACAAAACTTTAATAATATTGGAAGTGATCCTAGTAATATAAAAGTATTCAATAATTATTTAAGTAAAGAAGAATGTGATAACATTATGGAACTTATAAACAGCACAGAGACAAGTAATAATCGTCGCCTCCAAAATGACGATGCTGGCTGGGCTGCTATATCTTTGCTATATTATGATTCACTTACCTACTCAGAAAAATACATTCCTCAAATTCAGGCTTTACTCGAAAAAGAGTACGGAGTAAAATTAAAGGCAAGAAATTCTCGCTTTGCTCAGTGGGTACACAACGATAGTAAATCAATACCAATAAATGATATGGGTCATAAAGACTCAAACCATTTAGCAGGCTGGGTATATCTAAATGATGAATATTCTGGTGGAGAACTATCCTTTATTCATCAAGATATATCTTTTAAGCCCAAGGCTGGTGACTTAGTTTTATACCCTGGAAATAATCACTACTGGTATGATGTTGCTCCTGCAAATGGATCAAGATATATTATGCCATTGTGGTTTGATTTTGTATAATGGTATAATATTTATATGAAAAAATCTAAATGTTTTTTTTGCGAAAATGACGCAACCCACTATGATATTGTAATAAATCATGCCGACTATGTTATTGCCGATGTTTGCCTAACCCATTTATCTATGGGTCTAGTATCGTGAATCACATTCCACATCTATTAACATTTCCTAGGACTGGGTCTCACTATTTTGATAAACTTGTTTATGAAAAAGCGGGAATCAGTATTGACAAGTCTCACAGTATAAATAGGGTATTTGATAAAGATAGCAACAAGCAAAAAACAATTATTACAATAGTGAGAGACCCGATAGATACTATATCTTCATACTTAACTCTGCAAGAACAGGGCTATGGTGATACTAATTTAGAAAGAATAGAAGAAACAATAACAAACTATGTGTTTATGTATCGTTTTCTTTATGACTATGCGGACTGCATTATAGACTTTAAAGATCTTGTGAGCAGGCCAGATGATGTGGTAGAAAGGGTTTTTAGTTTGTTAGAAATAAAAGAAGAAGACTATAAGTTTTTCAATATGGTTTATAACCCTTTGCATGAAGAATATGTCCCGTCAAGCAAAACATTGCCAGGATATAAAAAATATAAACTAGATGAACATAATATCGGTCTTTGTTATTTTTATTATAACAGGATTTTAAAAAGAAAGATTGTGATTTAATGGACATACTACTGCCTCATCTAGTAACATTTCCTAGAAGTGGTTCTCACTACCTTGCCAAACTTATACATGAAAAGACAATGTTTAACATTCAAAGATCTCATAGTATAAATATTTCATTTGATAAAAATAATCAAAAAATAAAAACAATTGTAACCGTAGCAAGAGACCCAAAAGACACGATAACCTCTTTAGTAGCATTACAAAGAGCCCAGGGTACAGATACCCCAGACTCAAAAATAAATGAAATTATAACTCAATATGTTATGTTTTATAATTTTTTGTTTCAAGAAGCAGACCATGTTATAGACTTTAAAGACTTAGTCTCAATTCCAAACATAGTATTAGAAAAAACTCTAGAACTACTTCAAATAAATCAAACATCTTATATTGAATTTCCTGATGAAACTGACTATGATGCTAGAGGATTAGCAAAAGGATCAAGTAAGATTATCACAGGATACAAAGACATAAGTCTAGATAATTTTAATATGGACCTGGCCTACCTGTATTACAATAAACTATTGTCAAGAGCAACAAAATTTAACGATATTTGATAAAGCCAAGGAATATGATATAATTAACCATGGACTCTTTAACGCAAGATATTTTAGGTTTTTATGAATACAATCTAGTCAATAGTTGGTACCTAACGAAATATTTTACAGACACAGACAATCTTGGTATGTATGCACCATATGCAAGAAATGCAGTTTTAAAAGAAGCAAATGACTATAAGTATATTGGAACAGTAGATGAAGATAATACCTACGAAATTAATAAATTTGGGTTTCGTGGAGAGGTTTATGAAAGCCCAGAGGTTCTTGCTTCTGGTTGCTCTATAACTTTTGGACTTGGCGTTCCAGAAGAAGGAAGATGGACGAACTTTTTAAGCAATAGGATGAATAAAGGGGTTATGAATTTGGGTAGTCCTGGAGCATCTGTAGAAAGTATTTGTCTTAATCTTATAAAATATTGCGTAAATAATAAAATGCCAAAACAGATTTTTTGTTTAATGCCAGACTTTTTTAGAAGTGTAATTGTCTATGATCCAGAATTTTCTGAAATGAAAACTCAAAGAGATAAATTCGGAAGCCATCAAGGACTATTGGTAACTTTTTGTAATCCAAAAATCAGCATGCACAATGGGTCTATCTTTATGGAAACAAAAGATAAAAGATACATAGAAGACGCAATATCACCACATCACCTAATTTTTAATGCCGTAAATGCCATATATATGCTAGAGGCATTTTGTTTAACAAACAATATAGAACTTTATTGGACAACATGGGATATATCTACTGCTAAAGTTATGGACGAACTATCTACTCTAAAAGATTTTCAATTAAAAAGATATACTTCGTTTTTTCCAACAGATAATTTTAAGGGAGTTAATCATTTTATAAAAGATACTTGTGGTTTAGATCATGGTTCTGAGTTTAAAGATGCTTTGCAGTGGGTTAGAGGCTCTGACTACTCTATTGTGGATGGTAAAAAAACAAATATAAGCGCTCATCCAGGAATTCATTGCCAGTATCATTTTGCAGACCTCTTCTACAAACTTTATAGTAAAACATTGTCTGAGGTTTGACTTATTTCTGACTAGGGTGTATACTTAATATATGGAACAATGGATTAACAACTATGCATCGTGGGTCCTAGCCTTTAGTGGAGTCGCTGCAATTTATTTTGTTGGAAGAAAACAAATATGGGCATGGATATGGGCTACCTTTAATGAGGCTATGTGGATATATTATGCAGTAGTCACTGATCAGTATGGTTTTATATTCGCTGCCATTGCCTACTCTGTTGTTTATATTAAGTCATACAGGCATTGGAAAGAATTAGATTCAGACCATTTATCTTGGAGACTATTTGCTAAGTTAATTTGGGATAATAGAAAATGAAAAAAAATGAATGTAAAAATTGCGGGATGTCAATTAAAGACCCACTATATTGGGATACTCATCAGACCATGAGCGATAATAGTATATGGTGCACAAATGCCAAAAGATCCTAAGATAATGACGATGGACTGGCGTAGCCTAGGCTATTGGCCCGTATGGAAAGATGGAAAGAAAGTGTGGGTTCCTAAAGATGATAAATCATTCGACAAAAATACAGAGAACTAAGATATTTCCATTACGATGGATAGGGAATATATGTGGAGAGTTTGCTGGTAATCATATAGTTAAGTGTGTTAACATGGACGAATATGAAGAGTATGGGTGGCGATATAAGTACCATGCAAAAATGTGGAAGTATCTTAACAAACCTTATGAGTTGTGGGGAACATATTATATTATCGATATGGAAGCATGGAAGAAGGATCTAAATGGCT